GAGCGAGAGTGGAATGTAGGACTTATTGTCGGTCCTTCAAGAAGCGGAAAAACTACAATTGCACGAGAACTATTTAAAGATTATATTATCGACCAATTTCCATGGAGCAAAGACAAAGCAATTGTTGATGAGTTTCCTAACAATATTTCGATACATGAAATAGTTGAAATTCTAACAAGTATAGGTTTTTCTTCTCCTCCAGCGTGGCTTAGAAATTATAATGTCTTATCCAATGGAGAGCAATTTAGAGTATTTATTGCAAGAGCATTGGCAGAAAAAAGAGAAATTACAGTAATCGACGAATTTACATCTGTGGTGGATAGAACAGTTGCAAAAGCAGTATCTTATACTGTTCAAAAATATGTGCGAAAACATAATAAAAAATTTATTGCAATATCTTGTCATTACGACATATTTCAATGGCTTATACCGGATTGGATCTTTGAAGCTGGCGTAAATAATTTCCAGTGGAGTGATGGACTTCGGCAACGTCCAAACATTGCGCTTAAAATTGAGAAAGTGCATTCAAAAGCGTGGGAATTATTCAAAAATCATCACTATTTGAACAGAAATTTAAATAATTCCGCCCAGTGTTATCTCGCTTCTTGGGGCAATGAACCTGTTGCATTTTGCGCAGTATTACCACAACCTATTTTAATATCCCAGCAAATGATTTGGCGAATTTCACGCATTGTTGTTCTTCCCGATTATCAGGGACTTGGTATTGGAATGGCGCTGTTAAATTATGTTGCTTCGTTATATGCAACGAAAGGCAAGGTCGGAATTACAACGTCTCATATGGGGATGATTCGTGCACTAGAAAAATCACCATTGTGGAAATTAAAACATCGAGGAATATACCGAGCTCATTCATCCCTTAGTTTGCGAAGAACAAGCTCATTTAATCGCTTAACTTGTTCTTTTTATTACATCGGCCGCCCAAATTTTGAAGATGCAAGATGTTTTGAAATTCCTAAGTAAGTTAGAAAGGTGAGGCGACGAAGATGGCGAAGAGAGGAAGGCCAAGAAAAACAATTGACTATGATCTTGTTTATAAATTGGCACGTATATTTTGCACACAAGAGGAAATTGCAAGTGTGTTAGATATTCATGTCAGAACGTTGCAAAAAAATCCAGAATTTCGCCGTGTGTTTGAAAAAGGCAGAGAAGAAGCAAAAATATCACTTCGCAGGATGCAGTACAAGAAAGCCATGGATGGAAATGTAACAATGTTAATTTGGCTTGGCAAGCAGTATCTTGAACAACTGGATAAACAGAAGATTACGCAGGATCTTGAAGTAGACCAAAAACAAGCACCGCAGATAAAAATAGAATTAGTCGATGCTAACACTCTTAAGCAGGAGTAATAAACTGTGGGTAAGACAAGAGTGATAAACAAAATCTGGCAGTTCATAGCAACAAATTTAGACAAAGATACGATTGTTATATATGGCGGTGCTGGCGCGGGAAAATCTTACACTGTAGCACGATATCTCATTTACAGAGCGCTTCTTGAACCGCTAAGAATCTTAGTTGTGCGTAAGGTTATGAGAAGCTTGCGCGATTCTGTGTATCCCATTATTCGTGAAGCCCTGTCTGAAATGGATGTTGAGTACCAAGATAAAATAGCCGAGTTTCGAATTTTGATTAAAGATTCTGAGATATGGCTAAGAGGTTTAGATAATCCTGAGAAACTTAAATCATCTGAATTTAACATGATATGGCTAGAAGAAGCCACGGAATGCACAAAAGACGATTTTCTTTACCTGCAAATGAGGCTAAGACGAAAAAGTAAATCGCTTAACCAGATGTTTATTACATTCAATCCCGTTAATGTAGAATGGCTAGTAGAGTTAGTCAAAGATAAGAATGTTCCATCGTTGCGTGTTACTTACAACGACAATCCATTTTTGAATAAAGAATATTCCGAGCTGCTTGAACAACTGAAACATGAAAATGAGGAACTGTACCAAATATACACTCTTGGTGAATTTGCAACACCGCAGACAATCATATACACAAACTGGGATGTCGTGAATAACCAGCCAACAAAGTTAGATGATGTATTTTATGGACTGGATTTTGGCTTCAATAATCCAACATGTTTGCTGAAAGTAGGAATCAAGGATAATGAAATATACGTGTTAGACGAGCTTTATAGATCCCACTTAACCAACTCTGAGCTTATAGAACAGTTAAAAGAGTTAAATGTATCTAAGAATGTTCCTATCTTCGCAGATTCAGCCGAACCGGATAGAATAAAAGAAATACAGCAAGCCGGATATTGGATACAAGGCGTGAAAAAGAATGTTAAAGATGGGATAGATAAAGTTAAACGAAGAAAAATAAATATAATTAACAGTTGCGTGAATACAATACGCGAAATAAAAAACTACTCTTGGCGCAAAAAAGGTGATACAATATTAGACGAACCAGTAAAGTTTGACGACCACGCAATGGATGCTTTGAGATATGCAATCACCGGATATTTTGAACAATCTAAGCCAAACATATATGTGTTAGATATATAATGCTAGGAGGGACTAATATGTTTGAATTTATAAAAAGATTGTTTGTTAAAGAAAGCAGAACACAGGCAACAATATTAGAAGCGTATAAGTATGTTAGACAACCAAATTTCCAGGCGATGATTTCAGAAGGATACAAACAAGTACCTTATGTCTATGCTGCTATTAATCTCATAGCTCGAGCAGTGGCTAATTTGCGTTATGTCACTAAGAAAAATGAAACTGTGTTAGAAACCGAAAATGAGTTTTGGAATTTGTTTTCCAACCCTAATCCATTTCAAGGCCAAACATCGTTTTTGAAAGAAATAGTGACATGTCTGCTCACAACAGGCAACGCATTTATTGAAATAATATTAGCCGGAAATAAGCCAAAAGAATTGTATAATCTTGCACCGGATAGAATGAGAATAATACCGGGAAATCAAAAGGGGATTGTGAAAAGATATGAATACACGGTCAATGGTTACACATTGGAATTACCGGCCGAAGAAGTTATTCATATAAAGTTATATAACCCTAACGATGATTTTTTTGGACTCTCTCCTCTGCACGTATTAGCCTATACGATTGATCAGTACATTGAAATGAAAAAATGGCAAAATGGATTACTTGCAAACGGCATGAGACCAAGCGGTGCATTTGTGAGCGAGGCGCCTTTGGGCCAAACACAATATGAAAGATTGAAAGAGGAGGCTAAGAATTATCAAGGCGCGGCTAACACCGGGAAACCGCTGATTCTAGAAGGTGGCTTAAAATGGCAGCAAATATCATACAATCCAGATCAATTTGATTGGAGTTCTGCACAAAAAATATTGTTGCGCGAAATAGCGGTTGTTCTCGGTGTAGCACCAGAACTCATCGGAGAGCCAGAATTCAAAACTTATTCCAATTTCCAAGAAGCTAACAGGCAGCTGTATTCTAACACTGTTATACCACTAGCAGAAATGATAATTGAAGAATTTAATAGAGAATTGTCGCGATATTTTTCTAACATTCTTATAGCAATTGATTATGATTCAATTGATGCATTGCAAGAAGAACAATCACATACGTGGGACCGTGCCGTTAAAGGAGTACAAGCCGGCATATTAACTCCAAACGAAGCCAGAGAATTGCTCGGATATAAACCGATAAAAGGCGGAAATTACACGATGGTATCTGCCAATCTTATACCTATGGGGTTGGGAATAGATGAGAGCGAAGAATGATATAAGAAAGTTATTCCCGCTTAACTTAGAGTATGGGCTTAAAAGATTGTTAAACAGTTATGAGCGCTATTTCACCGGCGAATATAGACGCATATGGGAAGAAGCAAGAGAAGAAAAATCTGTAACATTGTTAGAAAGTAAAAGTCTTGGATCTATCGTGCAAGATGTACTTTCAACCGTTGTGGCACGAGCTTTAACTAATACAGAAGATATGCTAAGAAACTTATATTTAGTTTCAATCGAACCTTAGAGGGATGGAAACGAAATTTTGCAGATCTGTGGAGGAAAATCCGGAAAAGTTTCAATCGAACCTTAGAGGGATGGAAACTGCACCTGGTGGCGCAGGAAAGTCATTGCTCGCATTGGTTTCAATCGAACCTTAGAGGGATGGAAACTTGCACTTTATGTTAAAGCACCTTATGCGCCGACTTGGTTTCAATCGAACCTTAGAGGGATGGAAACTGCACCACCAAATTCAACTGGCGCATACAAATTAATGTTTCAATCGAACCTTAGAGGGATGGAAACCGATCCACCCGCCGATAACTGGGTGCAAATTCTTTCGTTTCAATCGAACCTTAGAGGGATGGAAACGAAGCTTGGCTTAGTTGGATCATCTCGATTCTTATCGTTTCAATCGAACCTTAGAGGGATGGAAACGAGGGAGTGAATTTCCCCTTTGTTTTTGGATCTGCGACGCGTTTCAATCGAACCTTAGAGGGATGGAAACTGTCTTTGGCTAAGCTTCTCGAAGCTGCAGGAGAAGAGTTTCAATCGAACCTTAGAGGGATGGAAACGAGAATTGCTCGGATATAAACCGATAAAAGGCGGAAAGTTTCAATCGAACCTTAGAGGGATGGAAACACTTCTACAAAGCGCAGAACCCTATCTTTTGCAACGGTTTCAATCGAACCTTAGAGGGATGGAAACAAGCCAACAATACCAGCAGCTAAATATAAGTTTCTTAGTTTCAATCGAACCTTAGAGGGATGGAAACACATTACTCCATCCTTTTTACATCGAACAAAACGGGGTTTCAATCGAACCTTAGAGGGATGGAAACACGGCACGGTCCCACGTATGTGATTGTTCTTCTTGCGTTTCAATCGAACCTTAGAGGGATGGAAACACGCCTCTGCTGAAGACCATTGCCGATCTTGGAGAAGTTTCAATCGAACCTTAGAGGGATGGAAACAACCCAAAAAGGAGGAGGGCTAAAACCGAAACAGCAAGGTTTCAATCGAACCTTAGAGGGATGGAAACTACTCTTGGATGAGGCAAACTATGTTTTTAATTCTCGGGTTTCAATCGAACCTTAGAGGGATGGAAACCTTGCAGACAAAAATAAGCCCCTAGACTCCAAATCCGTTTCAATCGAACCTTAGAGGGATGGAAACTTGATTTCTTTGTACGAGCTGCTTGTAGTTCCGGAGAGTTTCAATCGAACCTTAGAGGGATGGAAACTAATATGTATGGAGGTGGTATGAATGTTGTTGGTTGGTTTCAATCGAACCTTAGAGGGATGGAAACTTGGTGAATTTTGTAACTGCTTTTCAAGCTCAAGACAAGTTTCAATCGAACCTTAGAGGGATGGAAACCAACATACAAAATTTGTGCAGATCCGCGTCCGAGCAGGTTTCAATCGAACCTTAGAGGGATGGAAACTGGACTCTATTGCTTGTTTGTCGCCAGATAGGATAGGTTTCAATCGAACCTTAGAGGGATGGAAACTGGTTTTAGCCTCCTATTCAGTGTTTTCTAAACACAGTTTCAATCGAACCTTAGAGGGATGGAAACCTATGTGCAAATCTAACATCTACCATAATAGATTGCGTTTCAATC